CCGATACCGCTTGTGCCAAAGCCGGATTGGTCGTAGAAATACGCCTTCATAGCCGTATTAAGACCGGCCTGGCTATGGTTCATGTGAGACAAGAGCTTCTTGGTGATATATTGGAAGTATTTTGCTACCTGTGAGGCGTCAGCTATCTCCAGAACATCATCGCTTGGCTCTAAGGTCAGAGCGCCGTCTCCGGTTCCCCAACAAACACCCTGCAAATAATCCCCTGCCTGGTTAACAGAGATAGCGGATGTGGGGTCATCTATGCACTCGTCCCTCTGTTCGCCTTGGGTAATCTTACCCTGCGTAGCATAAGTAGGTTCAACGCCTATGCCGATAATCTTGGAAATAGAATTCCAAAGGGAGACGTTCTTTTCACGGTTCGTCTTTAGGGTGTTGAATAAATCTTTTATGTTCTGAAAGTCTTTTCTCATTTAATTCCCCAGCAATGTATCCCTTTTCTGTGATTGGCTTGACAATAATCCTGCTCCGGAACTTCCGCCACTTGTTTGGTATAGGGCTGTTCTTACGGCTTTGGCTTTCTTCTCACTCTCCGAGACAGAACTTTCGGCTTTAGATGTATCTGTGCCACCTTCGCCGCTTGTATCATCTTCCGGGAAGAAATAATCGCTAAAAGGCCAGGTCATTACCTTTCCAAAATCTTCACCCATTTTTCTTTACCTCCTCGTATAATTGCTTTGGAGTTATGATCCACCATTTATCTATACCTAAGAAATCCTTGCATATCCCGACGCAAGTTCTAAAGAACTTAAAGCGCGGGTTAATCAACTCAACCTCACGCGCCATATATTCAGCGACAATGAAACCGGCTTGAACTGCTTCCAGTGCCATATCATCAGCTTTTTTAGAGTAGTAATACATTCCTATCCCGCCCGTCGTCGGGTTAATCATAATGCTGGTATTCTCAACAGGCCCGGCGCACAATAAAAAGCAGTGGTTAAACTGCTTATGCAAAAACCAGTTCCACCACTTCGGCTTATTGATATTCTTAAAGACTACATAGAATTTGCGTCTGTATTTCACCTGTGCACTCCTGCTCTATGGTTAACGCGCTTTACCTGCTGGCCGTCCTGTCCTAATGCAATCTTGCCTAAGAGATATTTAATGCCGTACACGGCCATCATAACGCTGTCAGCGTGGTCCGGACTTTCTACGCCGTCGTTTCTCATCTCCGGCTTAGACTGGATATAAACCTTGCCGTTCTTCTGATACTTACGCTTAATGGTTTCAAGCTGCTTAATTACCTTCTCGTGTTTGCCTAAGATAAGCCATTCCTGGTCTGTGAAGTCTTTTAAGACAAGGTAGCCGTCCGCGCGCTGATTACCGGCGTTAATCTGCAAGCTTTCTCCAGCTCCGTCAAAGCCTTGAATATCCTTAATTGACTTTGATAATGAAACATACATCGGGTATCCTAAGCCGCCCTTGTCAACTATCGAGAGTGTCGGCTGCCAGAGGCTCTTTAACGCTATGGTCTTGCCAACGCTTAAATCCGTATCCCTATCGCTCCAGGCGCGTTGATCTACCAGTTCCCAATGCACATTGCTTTTACGCTGGAGTAATGAGGCAACGCACATATCCCCGCCGCCTCCGGAAAAGTCAACGCCCATTACCGACTGCGGAATAAATAAGTCTCCGAAGGGCTGTAAGGTCTTAGCGATATCCAACTTGGCAAAGTTAAAGAGATAATCCTCTGCCTGGTCTAATGGCTCTCCAAGCCAGATATGGTTATAATCAGCCTCATTGTTTCGTTTGCACTCTTCGGCTTCTACGATTAAGGCTTGGGGACATTTCGGGTTATCGGTATAATTTATTTTGATATGAAGGCAGTCTGACCGGCCAGCGCAGAATACATACACCGGGTCATTACGGACAAACCTGTTCATCGTAAAGAATATCTTGGCGTTCTCTTTGCGGATTGTGGGGATTAAAGCGTCAAGGGTTCTCTTGGTAATGGCTTGGGCCTCATCAATCCAGACAATGTCAACGCCTTCCATACCCTGAATATTGACAGCGCCTTGCTCGCGGAAGCCGCGAAAGTTAAAGTTCGTGCCAGTCTCGCGATGGGTGATCTTGCTTGCCAGCACTTCAAAATAGAGAAAGTTCTTGCCGATTAACTCGGATAAAAGGGTATAGACTGATTCCTGAATTGTGTTTTGAATTTCACGGCCACATACGATACGCAGACGCGATAGCTTCTCAGCCAAGTATAATAAGAGCCTCCCGACTGTCTGGGATTTAGCGCCGCCTCTTCCGCCCTCAATCAAAAAATACCGATACTTGTTAATGTCCGTGATTAACGGCATCAGCTTGGCCGGTACTTCTGATAAGATTTCCGGAAGCTCTAATTCTAAGACAGCGCTATCCAATTTTAATCTCCAAGTTCTTACCGGCTATTTTAATAGCAGGCATTTGGGTAAATTTAACTTCACCGCTTAATTCGGTCTCAATCTTATCAACCCAACCAAAATTCTTTAAGGCGAAGATTGCGCCGGTGCAGTTTGAACCGGACAATAATCTTTCGTAATAAACAGACATTAAGGCACGCGCTCTTTTTATAGTGTGAGTAAACTCTGGCTTTGCTTCATACTCATAGAAGCTGTGTCTATCAGCAAAACCGCAAAATAAAGCTAATCCTGAAATGGTGGGAGAATATTTTCTTAGAGAAGATTTACTCTTTTTTGTTCTCATTAAGCCAACGTCAACATAAGCTTCGGTATTAAAATAGTCTCGGATTTTGTTTTCTAACTCCGCAGCAGTTTTATAGAATGGCGGGCGGCCTTCGGGATTTTTTTTCTTTTGGATTGTCTTTTTCTTTTTCATCGTCGAGCTTCCAATAAAAAAGCCAGTTTCCGCCGTTCGAACGGTAACTGGCTTTAAAATCTATTTAGACAGGGAGCGACCCTATCTTGCGTATATTATCGCACTACCATACATTATAAAGCAAGGAATACTCCCTAATCTTCGGGAATAAAATCACCTTACGGCCAACTCCGCAGCCTGTTGCTTAACTCTTGTGATAGAGACTGAAACTCTCCGCGGGGTCTTTCTCTCAAATTCCTCAAAATATTTTCTCCGGTAAGCAATGCGATGTTTATACTGACACTCCGGATGTTCGCAGGTTTTTTTTATTTTTGGTCGTTTGTTACAGTAGGGACATAACCCTGCCATCAATCATCTCCTTTCGTTTGAAACTAAGTCTGTTATTAGCTTACCGTCCATGTGGTCTATTTCGTGTTGAATAAGGCGCGCTTCAAAGCCTGAAATCCTTTTCTTTTTGCCGTTACTTAAATACTCAATCGTCCAAGCTCTCTCAACATCCACCCAGACATGAGGAATTGATAAGCAACCTTCTTTCTGTTTATCTACCCCCCATTTTTTTATAATTACCGGATTAAAAAGAACACGTTCCTTGCCATTATGAATATACCAGGCAAACCTTAAGGGTATGCCGATTTGAATTGCTGCCAATCCTGCGCCTTTAGTCCAGGCTGTCTTATTGGCCTCTCTCAACTTCCTGACTAAATCTAATTCTACAACCTCTTCCTGTGTCGTTTTCTTAGAAACCTGATGAAGTATCTCTTTATCTGTTATTATTTCCATCTCCGTCCTCCCCTAATTGCTTCTTTTTACTTTATCCCTGCCAATATAAATGCCTCCGCCCTGAGACTTCCGGTAAACTTTCTGTAATGCGTCGCCTTGTTTCTGTGATAGGTTTCTTCCCTTATCAACCTGCTCTTCTATGGAGATCATAAAATCCATCTCCCACGCGTTCAGGGTGTAGTCTGAATCCTTAATTTTCTCAATGAGTATCTTGGCGTCATTGTTTAACATTGGCCGTCTCCTGTAAAATTATTTTACCTGTCCTTAAGTTCATCGTCCCTATCTTCCCGCAGCGTTCACACTGAAATTCATTGAAGAAGTGGTGCTCTCCGAAAGCAAGATGTGTATAGACTACCCACTTATGCCAGCCCAGAAGGCAACGAATAAAAATCATCCTTTGCCCTCCTCTACCTTAAAAATTCTGCCACTGCCGTCAAACTCAATCTTAAGCGTCTTTCCTTCTTGCTTAAGATACTCTGCTACTTCCGGCCAAAGCACGAAGCGTAAGTCTTTCGGCACTCCCTCTATCACTAATTTAGCCATTGTTAATCTCCTTTAGAATTTTATTGTTCTCTGTAATCGTCGCACTCAAAAACTTGGGTGTCTACTTCCTGGCAGAACTTCTTCAAAATACAGGTATCACACAGGCTTTTCATTCTTCCTTTCCGGCCATTGCTGTATCAGCTCTCCGGGCCAATATGGCTTAAGGTTATTCTTCATAAAAAGAGGCAACCGTAACCTCTTGCTCGTTTGGATTATCTCCAAGAGTGCCCCGCTGTCCGGCTTGTGCTCTTTCGCCTGCGCGCCGGTCATTGCTCCTACGATAAGCCAATGGCCTAAGAATAGATAATCGGTATAGCCGTCCATCATTGGCTCGTAGGAAATGAAAATCTTCTTGCTGTTATTAGTCCTGTGGATTAGTTGGGCTATACGCCACTCGTCTCCGTATTTGGTGTACGTAACCCCGATCCAGCAGTTCTCCGGGACCCGGGCAAAATCTTTAATCTTGTGCGGCTGCTTCGTAAGAAAGATAAAGGTGTGCTCTGGACAGGCCCGGATGATGTTATAGACCTCATCCCGCCAGATTTGATACGTGCCTTTACCCCAAAAGTCGGCTACGCTGCAAACGAATATCCGGGAAGGCTTCTCAAGTCTTACGGGCTGCATTAGCCGGTCATAGTGAAACTCCGGCTTGAAAGACCTCTTGAAGCGCGCGTAAATCCTCCGCGCATAGCAATAAGAGCAACCCTTAAGGCAGCCAGTTATTGGATTCCAGGTATAATCGCACCACTCTATTTTAGTCTTGTTCATCTGGTCTCTGCCTTTTTGTGTTTACTGTTATAAATCTTATCCTCTCCGGTATATTCTGCCTGCTCACAGAACAACTCTTCTGCCTCTACTGCGCTCATGTGTTCCCTATGGTAAGGCGCTCTAATGCTAAAACCAGGAATTTCGCCTCTATACTCATTATCAAACTTCTCTATCTCCTCAAAGGTTACGCCTCGGAATAAACACAACCCTATTTCCCAAATCTCGTGAATGAGGCATAGCCACGTTACAACCCAGTTCTTTTCTTTAGAAATCCTAATTTCTAAAACTCCGGGCTTAGACCACCAGTAATCTCCGTTTTCACCGAACCGCTGCTCTTCTTGAGGGATAACTTTTATATTGATTTCCTTTAGGTTCATCTTATCCTGTCCCCTCTCTGGTCGCGTAGGGTTCAAGCAAACCGGCAGTGTTTAAAAATATTGCCTTCAATTCATCAGAGTAGCCAAAGCGCTTCTGATTTTGCTCTATGCTTTTTATGATGTCGCCGTCTTTATGCCTGAGCGTTGCCGCTTTCCAGTCGCAAAACATTTCTACTATGTCAACTAAGTCCATCCCTTTTATCCCGTCTTTGTGATGTTCGGGATGATGGCGATTGTTTAGATAGTGGTGCTCCAGTGCCTTGCTCATTTCTGCCAGGCAGGCTTTATATTCTTCTGAACCATAAGTCATACCTCGCAAGCGCGGCGTATAGTCTTTAAAAATGTCATACTCCGGGTCGTTGAGTTTGCTTTGGTCGTGGGTTATGGCTCTGGCTGTAAGCTTACTGACAAAGACAGAAAGTAAGAAGCCTACTGCGCGGATATGGTTTAAGGTTTCGGCTACAAAGTTTTTATCATTCATCTTTAACTCCGGCCGCGGCCACTTTGTGCGTATTGCATACCTTGACCTTGCCATACCTGGCGTCGTTAACTACGACGGCGCTGCTTTTAAGCTCTTCGCCGCAGATCGGGCACTCGCCTCTTTTGATACGTGCAAGAACTGTTGAATCCTTCTCTTCGCTAAACACGGTTACTCTCCTTTCTTAGTTTAATAATGCCTTACATAATTCCTTCGCTAACATCACCGGAACAGCATTGCCTATCTGTTTAACCTGCGCCTCTCTGTTTCCTTCAAACTTATAATCATCTCCGAAAGACATTGCCCGCGCCAGTTCGTGAGGTTTAAGCATACGGAAATGAATGTCCAGGACGTGGCCGTCAATTTTGGGCTGGACTAAGGCTATTGCTCCGGCTGAGGCCACCGTAGGAATAGGCTTATCAACTGAACGGGGTGCAGCGCAGCTCTGTTGACCTAAGACAAAGGGCTGAATAACTCCCCAAGCGTCCACGCTGGTTATTGTCGGCATAGGCTTGTCAACTGAGTGCGATCGCTTATCCTTGCCGTGATTGGTGGGAATAATGAAGGGCTGCACTAAGGCCGCGTGCTGCTCTGTAACAACTGTGCCAAGAGGTCTATCTATGCTACGCGGATTTTGAGAACCCTTGGGACCTCCAACTCCCATGATAAACGGGCTGCATACCGCAAACCTGTCTTTTGTGGTAAGCGTAGGAACTGGCTCTTCAACTGAACTGAATTTATTAGTGCCGTAATATTTAACGAGGAACGGCCGGCACACTCCGAAATGTTCCTTTGTGGTCTGAGCTGGCAGGGGTTCATTTGTTGATACCGGCTTACTGTTGCGGTTAAACTGGACGATAAAAGGTTCACATACTCCGACGTGGCCTCCCTGAGCTGTTACTGTCGGCATTGGCCTGTTTATTGATCGGGCGTCATTCGCTCCGTAAAGCATTACCAAGAACGGCTCAAGCTCTTTACTTGAAAACTTCCGCAGACCTGCATAAATCCGGTTAAGGGTATTTTGAGATAAAGATTTCTTCCGGGTAAATATGCTCTGTCCTGGAATAGTCCAGTCTATGATTTCCCTTGCGGTTCTCCAGGGCTTAGTCTTACCGAATAAGGTCTTTGCTCCATCTGGCGTATGTGTGGGGTCCGGCCATTTGATAGGACGACGGCCTCTCCGCGCAATAATAAATAATCTTTCCCGGGTTGTAGGGTCTCCGTAGTATGCCGCGTTTAATACCTTGAAATCAACCTTGTAGCCCAAAGAAGTTAAGGCATTAAGAAACGCCTGGAAGGTCTCGCCTTTGCGGCTCTTTAGCGGCCTGCCGTTTACACCCAGAGGCCCCCAGGATTGAAACTCTTTGACGTTCTCAATAAGAATATTGTCTATCCTTAACGCCTCCGCCCAGCGTAAGATATGCCACCCGGAAGCGCGGGATTGATCTGAGCAAGGTTTACCTCCGCGCGCGTTTGAATGATGAGTGCACTCCGGGGAAGCGATAAGGATATCCAGGGCGCCGCTTGGCACGGCCTTGCGCGGGTTTACATTATCCAGGTTTTCGCAGATATGCCGCGCGTAAGGATGATTTGCTGAGTGCGTAGCGATTGCGATGTCCCAATGGTTAACGGCTAAAAGATTAAGCTTGTAGCCTAAGTCATCACAAGCTTTTAGAAGTCCGGTTGATGTTCCTCCGGCGCCACAAAATAAATCTGCTGCGAATATTGTCTTATTACTCATTCAGTAACTCCTCTCAAAATAAACTCCCTATCGTATTCATCAACCTGCGCTCGGCCTTCTGGCAATATCTGGTATCTTTCTCTATTCCGATAAAGCGCCGGTTTAATTCTTTGCACGCTATCAAAACAAAACCCGTCCCCATAAATGGGTCAAGAACTATATCGTCTTTATTGCTCCAGTAAGATACGAATTTCTTGGCTATTGAGATGGGCTTTTGGGTAGGATGTATCCGTTCGCCGTCCTCTTTTGTGGTATGGCCTACAATGGCTCTTACGCCCCAGTCTTTGGCCTGGCCGAGTTGGTAGTTATAGGTGAGCTTTCCTCCGGGCTTCTGCCACATCCCGATAATTTCCCAGCCGTTCATCCACTTGACTTTGCGGGCCTGCGGGACGGGATTAGATTTCAGGTCGGCGTAATATCCTTTGCATTTAAAACCGTATTTGTCTTGAAGATACCGGCTAATGAAATTGACCTTATCTCTATCAAAATATGAACAGAGCATACCCCCCCCTCTGAGTATTCTGACAGCTTCATCCAGCCACTTGAACGTCCAATCCATAAACTCATCAAGGGAATTAAACTTGTCCCAGTCTCCGAAGTCCTGGCTGATGTCCTTGCCCTTAAATTTCATTTTGTTGCGGCCGCGTGTAATTACGACCTCGTTGGATATGGCGTAGGGCGGATCCGTGAAGATAAGCTCTACCGCCTCCGCAGGGATAAGCTTCATTAACTCAAGGCTGTCTCCGCAAATTACTTTATTTATAAAATTATCTGGGTATACCAGGGTTTCTCTATCTAAACATTCCAAAGGCATCTAATAACTCCTGTCTATACCAAAACTATCACAATCTATAATCGCCCTCATTATCTCAATCGCTACCTGCGGCACTATTGAGTTACCCAACGCCTTTAAGCGCTCAACCCTATGCCCGGCTTTGGTGAGTTTAAATCCGTCCAGTTCGACGGGAAGCCCATCATCCACTCGACAAAGTTTGGTTGCAACTTCAAGCCAGTTTTTGTTCCAACTATCATTGTTGGTAAATCTTCCCCTGCGTGTGCTCCTCTCAACAACCTCGCCCCCGGTTTTTCCTCTTTCTGATAATCTCTTGCCCTCGGTGTCGGGAGCATTGCTATCTCTCTCGCCAACCCCACGCTTCCGTCTATTCCGTTCTTGTTTATTTTCCTCATTCTTCCCAATGGTAAAATCCTGAACTTGTCCCCCTTGCCTATGACTGCCCCCATCGTTGCATCCGATGCTTGCGGTGTTGAAAGCAGGTTCTTTTCGTGCAACGCTATTTGATCGTTTAGATTTAGAGGCATCTTCCGGACAAGGTACCTGTCCTTCAAGTTCTCCGTTGTTCTGGGTCCCCTGTCCATTCCTGTATCCGGCGTGCGCAACAATCCACACCCGGTCTCTTCTGTGTGGAGCGTTGACGGCACAAGCTGGAATAACAAATGGTTGGACGGAATAGCCGATTTGCTCAAGGTCTGTAATAATTCCATAGACAACTCCTCTGCCATATTCTGTCTGCGTATTTGTTTTATTGCCGAATAGATCGGTTTCGCTTCCCACTTGAGCATCACCTTGTTGCTGTGCCATTGTGAGGATACCAGCAACGTTCTCGCCAACAATCCAAGTGGGTTTGAACTCTTTAATAACTCGCAACATTTCCGGCCAGAGATAACGGTCGTCTTTTGTGCCCCTTCGTTTTCCCGCTGCGCTAAAAGGTTGGCAGGGAAAACCTCCTGTGAGGAGATCAACTGAATGGTCTGTGCTAAATTTAAGCTGTTTCGTTTTAATTGACTTGGACTCATTTCCTGATTTGGTCTGCCTGTTGTTGGTGTCGGCAATAACCCGGCTCCGAGTGATTTCTCTAATGTCGCCATAAATTAAACTATCCTTTCCAAAATTCTTCTTAATGACCTCTTGGCAAAACTTATTGTTGTCGCAAAATAGAACATTTTCATAAGCCCCCCCCCACGTCTGTTTTGCGGCGTATGCGAAACCGCCTATGCCCGAGAAGAGATC